GCCGTTTAATGTCAGCGGCTTTGGCGGCTTCGGTGGTATGGGCGGCTTTAACCCCATGATGGGCGGTTATGGCGGCTTCGGTGGTATGGGTGGCTTTAACCCCATGATGGGCGGTTATGGCGGCTTCGGCGGCTTTAACCCAATGATGGGCGGCTTAGGCGGTTTCGGCGGCTTTAACCCAATGATGGGTGGCTTCGGTGGTATGGGCGGCGGTCTTGCTGCACTGCTCGGCCAGTTGCGCGCTGTTCAAGGGGGAAATAGAAACCCTAACGCCCCACCTCCGGGGATGAAGATAAATCCGGATTTCAATCCGGCCGACGCTATGCTTACAGATGTTCGCCTCGACGACGGCGGCTTCGGTGGTATGGGCGGCTTTAGGACTAGGCAGATGTTTATTCCTGATGAGGGAGCCCCATACGGCGGGCAGTTTGGTAACGGCCTGATGCCGTATGGACCTCATGGCAGGTACGATTTACGCGGTATGCCGATTCAAGGGGGTAATCAGCCGTCGTCGGACCCTAATGCTGGCAACGTAAAGAATCCGTACTACTATGACCGGTTTGCTAATGGGCAGATCGGTACTATGGAGCACAGATTTAGCGACCGTGAATACATAAATCCAGAAGAATTGAAAAATTATGAAAACCGTTTAGAAAGGAATAAAAACACAACCGCTAGATATGAAGAATTAAAAAACACCCCAATAACCGACGCCCAAAGAAATTCGGCTATGTACACTCTTGCAGCCAATAAAGGGTATAACAGAGTAGGGGAAGGTGCTACTGATCCCAATACAGTAATGAACTTTTTAAAAGAAAATAATATAGATTATAGTGATGACGCACTTAAATCTTATCGCTCACCTTCTGATTTCGGCCTTAATTTTGAATAGTAAACGAGCATAATATTCATGGTCGATAAAACTACAGCAACGACAGACTTCAACCTCGACCTCAATACTATTATTGAAGAGGCTTTTGAGCGTTGTGGGGCTGAATTGCGTACGGGTTATGATTTCCGTACGTCGAAGCGTAGTCTTGCCCTGCTTCTGATGGACTGGGCTAATCGTGGCGTGAACTTGTGGACGCTGGAGCAGGGCACCCACACTTTGACCTACAACGTCGGTACTTATGATTTGCCGGTGGATACGGTAGACCTGCTTGACCATGTAATCCGTACTGGGTCTGGTACCAATCAGCAGGACATCAATATCTCGCGTATTTCATCCAGCACCTACGTATCAATACCGAACAAGAATGCGACAGGCCGACCGATCCAGATTTGGATTAATCGCCGCACGGGCGCGACGGGTGCGGATAACGTAATTGTTTACCCTCAGTTTACGGTCTGGCCGAAGCCCGATAACAGCACTACTTGGATTCTTTACTACACCCGTCTGCGTCGTATGTTTGACCCCGGTACAGGCGTTAATGGTCAGGATATCCCGTTCCGCTTCCTGCCCTGCATGGTTGCTGGGCTGGCCTATATGCTGTCGCTAAAGATTCCGGGTGCAGAGGGTCGTACTCAGGTCTTGAAGGCCCAGTATGACGAGGCTTGGGATTTGGCTTCTGGCGAGGATCGTGAGAAAGCCGCAGTACGCTTTGTCCCACGTGAGAGTTTCTTGGGTGGCTACTAATGCCAAACAGGTTTGCCAGTGGCAAAAACGCTATCGCCATGTGCGACCGCTGCGGGTTTCAGTACAAACTGAAGCAGTTAAAGTCGCTCGTGATCAAGACCAAGAACGTAAATATCTTGGTATGTTCGGAGTGTTGGGAGCCGGATCAGCCTCAATTATCGCTTGGTTTGTACCCCGTGGACGACCCGCAGGCGTTGCGGAATCCGCGACCGGATACGAGTTATTTTGCGGTAGGTAATGACGGCGCAAATGGCAGTCGTCAGATACAATGGGGCTGGGCTCCCGTAGGAGGGGCTAGAGCAGACGATGCCGGGTTAACCCCAAATGATTTAGCCCCGGCAGGTGAAGTCGGGACGGTAACGGTCGTTACGACCTAGGAGATTGAGATGGCTATGAGTAAACTTGAAAAACACGCGGCTCTCCCGGCGAGCAAGGCTCACGGTCCGGGTCGGGTCAAGAACATGCGTGCTGGTGGCAAGACCAATAGCGACATGAAGAAGTACGGTCGGAATATGGCGAAGGTGATGAACCAGCGCAGCCCGATGCGTAAGTCTTCTGGCCCGAGGTAAGCATCATGAAAGAACTGAACCCCGGCAAGATTAGGCCGAACACGGATTCGACGGGTCGTAATGGCTATCCTGAGAAGGATGTCAACAAGGGCGTTACCCACATGAAGATGAAAGGTGCTGGCGCTGCGACCAAGGGCACGAAGTTCGTGTCTCAGATCAATCTTGAGAACAACAGCAAGTACCGGTCTGGCTGGTCTCCGTGAACTACAGTCAACTCTCAACGTTGATTCAGGATTACTGCGAAAGCACGGAAACGTCTTTTGTAGCGAATATCCCTACGTTTGTGCAGTTGGCTGAAGAGCGGATTTATAACTCAGTCCAGATCCCGGCGATTCGTAAGAACGTCACCGGTACGATGACGGCGCAATTTCAGTATTTCTCCCTGCCGTCTGATTGGCTCTCGACGTTCTCGCTTGCGGTGATTGACCCGACTACGGGTGAGTACGAGTACCTGTTGAACAAGGATGTGAACTACATCCGCGCTGCGTATCCACCACCCAACTCGTATGGGAAGCCTAAGTACTACGCTATCTGGAATAACTCCAGCATGATTCTTGGGCCGACCCCAGACGTTGCGTACACGGCCGAACTGCATTACTACTATTACCCGGTTTCTATTGTTACTAATTCAACATCGTGGCTTGGGGACAACTTTGAGACCGTGTTGCTCTACGGATCGCTCCGCGAGGCGTACACTTATCTCAAGGGCGAAGCCGATATGATGCAGTACTACGAGCAGAAGTATCAGGAAGCCCTTGCTCAATTGAAGCGTCTGGGCGATGGTCTGGATCGTCAGGATGCGTACCGTTCAGGACAAGCGAGGATTCCGGTCACATGAGTTTTGAAGGTGGGTTAGAACTTGGTACGGTAAAGGTGTTTACCACGGACAGTCGTGGATTTACGCCAGACGAGATGGCAGATCGTGCTGTTGATCGCCTTCTTCGCATTGATAACCGTTCAGAACTTAAACGTGTTCTGGCGCAGTACTTCAAGGAAGCACAGGAATCCGAGCGGATGAACCTGCGGCGCATATTGATTGAAAACGGTTTTATGAATGCTATAGAGCATTTAGGAGATTGAGATGGCTATTACTCAGGCAATGGCAACGTCGTTTAAGGTTGAGATTCTTGACGGAATCCACAACTTTGGGACCGGCGTAATCCGGGCTTCGACGGCTGCGGATGTCTTCAAGATCGCTTTGTACACCTCGTCTGCTACGTTGAGTGCGTCTACTACGGCATATACGACTACGGACGAAGTTTCTTCGTCTGGTACGAACTACACTGCTGGCGGTAAGACGTTGACGATCTCGCAAGTACCGACTTCAAGCAGCACGACGGCGTATTTGGATTTTGACGACATTACGTGGGACTCGGCCACAATTACGGCAAATGGCGCGTTGATCTACAACAGCAGTCAAAGTAACAAGGCGGTGGCGGTGCTGGCGTTCGGCGGGGATAAAACCTCGACGGCGGGCAACTTCACTATCCAGTTCCCGGCTGCTGCAGCATCAACCGCAATCCTCCGTATCGCCTAATTTAATTAGGCAGGGGCCGTGGCAGGCGTCATAGTCGCCTTCGACGGTTGGAACGCTTCCGGCGTAGGCTGGGGCGAACAAGGTTGGGGCGAAGGTGTTGGCAATCTTACTGCAACGGGTGCGGTAGGATCTGTTGTTGTCACGGGCTCCGTAAATATCCCCGTTACGGGCGTTGAAGCCACAGGCCAGATTGGGTCGGTCACGGTTGTTGGCGTAGCCAATGTCCTTCTTACGGGCGTTGAGGCTTCGGGTGCCGTTGGCACAGTTGTTGTCGTTACCGACCAAGTTATCCCCGTCACGGGCGTTCAGGCCACTGGACAGATCGGCACCGTAGTTGTTGCGGCCTCGGCAGTTGCGGTCGTTACCGGGGTTGAGGCTTCGGGTGCCGTTGGCACCGTATTCGTTAAAACGGATCAAGTCCTTGCCGTTACCGGCGTTGAGGGGACGGGAGCGGTCGGCACCGTTACGGTACAGGCAGCGGCGAATGTCGTCGTTACGGGCGTAGCCGGTACAGGGGCGGTTGGTAACGTTCTCGTTGCGGCGGCAGCAGTTGCTGCTGTTACCGGAGTGGCTGCGACCGGGGCGGTTGGGACAGTTTTTGTTGTTACCGATCAGAACCTCTCGGTCACCGGAGTCTCGGGTACAGGGGAAGTTGGAACGGTCGATGTACGGCTTGAAATCAAGGTTTTTGTCACGGGTGTTTCGGCTAACGGAGCCGTTGGTACAGTCACTACATCGTCAGGCTCAAATGTTGTAGTCTCTGGGGTAGCCGGAACCGGCGCGGTTGGGGTAGTCAACATCTGGGGACAGATTAATACCAATCAGAACGCGAATTGGACAGGAATTAACAACGCGCAAAGCGCGACTTGGACAGATATTAGTACGGCGCAAAACCCAAATTGGACGCAGATTGCGGCGTGAGGTAACTAAAGATGAGTAGTACATACAGCACTAATCTGGCTCTTGAACTGATCGGAACGGGCGACCAAGCCGGTACGTGGGGTAATACCACGAACACCAACCTTGGAACCCTAATCGAACAGGCAATTTCAGGTTACGTCACTCAGGCCGTTTCAACCGGTACTGATACCACGATCACCATCCCGAACGGCGCGACCGGTGTCGCCCGTAACATGTACATTGAACTGACGGGTACGGGTGGGGCCAGCACGAACCTTATTGTTCCTGCCAACAAGAAACTCTACTTCATCTTCAACAACGCCTCCGGTGCGGTGACGGTAAAGGTCTCGGGCCAGACGGGTGTGTCAGTCCCTGCCGGTAAGAAAGTCGTGCTGGCGTCCAACGGCACGGATACGGTCAACGCGCTCAACTACATCGCAGACTTCGGCAGCAACTCGGCCACCATTACCCAGTTGACTGCAACCTCGGCCACGATCACGAACCTGACGCTGACCAGCCTCGTCATCAGCAATCTCAGTATTGCTTCGGCCAATATCACGACGCTCACCTCGTCGTCCGCGACCATCAGTACGACTCTTGCTCTTTCCGGCGGCACCGCCAACGGCGTGTTGTACTTGAACGGCAGCAAGGTGGCGACGTCGGGGAGTGCGCTGACGTTTGATGGAAGTTACTTTACAGCGGCTTCCGGAACCGGAACTTTTCTTGCTGACATTGTTCAAGTAAGTGGCACCGCGACAAAAGTAAATGCCAACGGTGTCGGTCTTGAGTTTCGTGGCGGTTCAACCCCAAACATTACATCGTACAGCCGTGTAGGGTCTGCTTATCTCCCGATGACGTTGGATACATCGGCAAGCATTTTCTCTATTTCCGGCACCGAAGCCATGCGTATTACCTCCTCCACGCTCTACACAGCGTCGGGGATTAACGTCGGCATCGGGACGAGTTCGCCGGGACAAAAGTTGGAAGTGGCAAACACAAGCGGCAGTGTGGCGGCTACCTTGCGCTCATCTAACAGTGGCTATTCTGAGTTGTACTTTGCAGATGTTGCGGATAGCGCAGCGGGGGCACTTAGTTACGAACACAGCACAAACCTGCTTCGTTTTTACAACGGCGGCAGTGTAAGAGCCACCCTCGACTCCTCCGGCAACCTCGGTCTGGGCGTAACGCCGAGTGCGTGGGGGAGTGGGCGTTCGGCTATTGAAATTGGCGGGCTTTCCTATTTGATGGGCACCGGAAACCAGATAAACATCGGGCAGAACAATTACTACAACGGCACAAACTTCATATACAAAACCTCGGCTCCTGCCGCGCTTTATCAGCAAGCCTCCGGCGTCCATACTTGGTTCAATGCTTCTTCCGGCACCATCAACACAGCCGTCTCGTTCACGCAGGTGATGACGCTAAGCGGACAAGCGGATGCAAGCCTTCTTCTTGGTACAACATCCGCTGCTTACTCTGTGGCAGGACGCGGATTATTTGAAGTCAACGGCAGCAGCAGTGCGCTTATTGCAATTAAATCTGGCGATACGGCACGCGGCTATTTTGCGGCTGGCTCAACGGCTACAGAGTTGGCAGCGGTAGGCGCATCTCAACCATTACTTTTTACTACTAACAGCGCCGAACGCGCTCGCATCAGTTCAGACGGAACATTCCGCGTAAAAGGCGCAGGAACTGCTGGGTCTACAGATGCGTTTTTGGTGGACGGTGCAGCACCGGCAAGCGCAGCCCGCATCACGAGCGGGGGGGAGTTTTACGTCAATACGACTGCGGCTGGCGGTAAGTTTTATGTGGTTTCAGACCTGACTGCCAACAACGGTCTGCGAGTTGACGTTCCTGCTTCGTTTACAGCCTCCGCTATTGCGTTGTTTAGTGCAACGGCGGCTGGAACAGGATGGTATTTCTTAACTGGCGAATCAAGTGGCGGGTCGGCCAGAATCCAAATTTTAGGTACTGGTGATGTTAATAACGCCAACGGAACGTATGGAACTATTTCAGATGCGCGACTGAAACAAGATATTGTAGACGCACCTTCTCAATGGAATGACATCAAAGCCATCAAATTCCGCAAGTACCGAATGAAGTCGGATGTTGAGGCTGACCCCAACGCACCGGCTTTGCTTGGCGTGGTGGCGCAGGAACTCGCGCAAGTGTCGCCGGGTTTGGTTGACGAACACCCGAACATGAAGACGGTGGAAGTCACCGACGAGGAAGGCAACGTCACGCAGACACGGCAGCCAACCGGCACCACGACAAAAACCGTCAAATCGTCCATCTTGCTGATGAAAGCCGCCGTCGCCCTGCAAGAAGCAATGGCCCGTATTGAGAAACTGGAAGCCGAAATGGCTTTGCTGAAAGGAGCATAATTAAATGTCTACGGTAATTACATGGAACATCTCGGTTCTTAACTGCATCCCGCAAACCGCAGAGGGCGCGGATTACGTCGTCACGGCGCACTGGCAGTGCAACGGCGTAGACGGCCAATACAACGGCAGCGTCTACTCGACCTGTTCGTTTCCCGTCGTGCAGGGTGCGTTCACCCCGTATAACCAACTGACGAAAGATCAAGTGCTGGGCTGGATTTGGGCCAACGGCGTGGATAAGGCCGCGACCGAGGCTGCGGTAGAGCAGCAGATTCAGAACCAAATCAACCCGCCCATCGTGTCGCCGCCGCTGCCGTGGGTGACGCCATGAACGACATTGACCTCAAGGTGACGCTGGAGGAGGCCATTGCCATCGTCAACCTCCTTGGCAGCCTGCCGACGTCGCAGGGGGGGTATCCGCTTTGGGCCAAACTCAAGGCGCAGGTAGAACCATTGATCCCCAAGCCGGATGAAGTAAAGCAATGACATCGGTACAAGAACTGGAGGTCACCGTGACCTCGCATATAGACGTTTGCGCTGTGCGCTACGAAGCCATCCACGCTCGGCTAAAGCGTTTGGAGCAGTTAGTGCTAAAGGTAGGCGGTGCCATCATCATCATCCTTCTTGGCGCGTTAGGCAGCATGGGGATGCTGTTGCTGGAGGCGTTGCAAAGGTGAACATGCAGAAAATTGTGGACATGCTGTTCCCGGTGCTGCTGGCCGCTGTCGGCTGGTTGCTTGCAGAAATCGCATCGTTCAACAATCGTCTAATCGCCATTGAGTCCAAAATCCCTATCCTAATCACCGAGGATGGGGTGCCTACCGATAGCCCGTTAAGCGCGGCCCGTCGTCAAGAATTGAAAGACGACATCATGGAGGACATCCATGACTTGCAGGTGCGCGTCAAACTGATGGAG